TGGTACTCTTGAGGCACACCATGTCTGTTTCCAAACAAGTTGCACCTGGCAGAGTAATATCTGTAAGGTCCCACAGAAATGCGAACAAATCTGGTGGTATGCTGAAGTTGACAGTTCAACCCCCTTCTCAGTCCAAGCACGTGGCGAACGTCTCTCCTTCGGGAGGAAATGACGACCGTACGCTTGTGAGCTCAGTTGAGAAGGTTGATACCATACGCAAGTCAGAGGATTCCATCGACCTGCTTCTGGCACACGCCATCCACCTGGAGAAAGTATTAACGATCTCATTTGGTTTCAAACGCACCTGTCAAAAGGAGTGTGTAAAATTTTGGACCCTTCTCGACCTTCCCTCCTTGGAGAAGGCCTTGAAGTGGGGCTATGCAGACTTGTTCTCACTCTGCACAGATCAGCCCGAGCCCAAAAATCCCTATCCCGAGAAGATCAAGCGCTACTCCCTCTGGGGACCCTATAAAGGGTTCCTAAAGGGGGTAGTCCGCTCTACCCTCTCTCGCACCAGGTCTAGTGACCGGCATCGACGAGAGATGGGTTTGAGCAGAGCGCAAGACTTGCTCTACGGGAAGAAAGGGAGTCCTGTCGTCTCCGAATGGTTAATAAAGAACCAACGGAAGTCTCATAAAGAGAACCTTACAAAACGGGTTCAGAGACCGGAAACGGACGAAAGGTGCACAACCGTTGTTATGGTGTGCGAGAAAATAGATGAAATTTTGGATTCTTGCTTTGGGGGTAAAAAGTTTGTGATTCCTGAAACACCTAAGTTTCCCAGCTTGAACTCTGCCACGGTAGAGTACATTGGGAAAGGTAGGAGGAAGGGAATCCGATCAGCTCCTATGGTTCAGATCATACAAGACAGGAGGGTATTCACCCTCCCTGAGATGGATGAACAACTGTATAGCATTCGGCCATTTGGGCCCCACTTTGATACGACGGATAGAGATTCCTGGAAGGATGTCGACACGAACTTGTTCGTTGGCGATGGCCGACTGGATTTCTCATTCCTTAGTTACGACAACTGGAAACGGCAATATCTCTACATGAACTACCACCCTAGAGTAGGCGTGATAGAGCGGTACCGCCATCCTTGGTCCTGCTCCCTCCCGGAGAACACGGGTAAGACCCGGTTTCTTGCGAAACCGGCTTTCATCCGCGAACCCCTGAAGGTCAGACCAATTTTGATGGGACCAGCCGAGGAGTATTTTCAACTCTTCCAGCTTCAATCGTTCCTTTGGAATAACCTAAAAAGGTTTCCGACGTTCTCTTTGATTGGGGAGCCCTGCACCGATCAGAAGCTTAGGGATATTTATATTTCAAAAGCGGATGAGTTATTCGGTAAGAATTATATACAAAAAGGATACAAACACCACAGTGGTGATTATGAAAGCGCGACGGACAATTTCTGTCCTTATTTTTCGAGGTATATTTGGGAAGGAATTGATAAAAGGAGTTCTCTTGGGCCCCACCTGGCTCGGCTAGGCAAAAAGTGCCTGGTTGGCCATAGCATCTGCTATGACGACCAGAAACACCAATTGCTTAACCAGTCAAATGGGCAGTCCATGGGTAGTCCTGTTTCTTTTCCGGAACTTTGTATTTTGAATGCTGCTGTATGTGCTGTTGCTCATGACTTGGGCCGTAACTGGTCCGACTCTCCGGTACACTGGACTCGACTCCCAATGTGCATCAATGGGGATGACTGCTTGAACCTCTTCAATGAAAAATCAGAGAAGGCGTGGTCCGAAGTGGGCTCGGCGGTGGGGTTAACCCCTTCCGTCGGGAAGACCTACTTTTCGGACTGGTTCGCAGTAATCAATTCCCAATGTTACACGATTTTGGATGACGAGATCAGGAAGGTAGAGTACTTTAACTATTGTCTCCTTAGTGAGCATGACTCGAGAGGGTCAAGTAAACGTCATTGGAGTTCATTAGCGAGTTGTCTTGAGAAGTGGTACAAATGCACAGAGGGTAGATTAAAGCCGTCCCAAGCGCTCGGTCACTTCCTCACCTCCCACGGTGAACTCCTCAGAGGAGTCCCACAGGGGATGAGTTGGTGGTTACCCGAGGAGCTCGGCGGTTTGGGGCTAAGATGGGATGGTGAGAACTTACCAGACGTTCGCCCCTTCCAGGTTCAGAGGGCCACCTACTTACTCAATCACTGTGAGCCTAAGGAAAGGTTTAACCTTCCTTCCAGGCAGTGGGATCTAATCCCATTCGCCAAAAAGGCGCTCAATAAGGTGATGAGAGATGAGTGGATGGACCTCGGGGATCCGGAGGAGGTTGACGTACTGGATAGCCTCGCAATAAAAACTGGGATTAATGGTCTTTCTGGATTTTTATGGGATGAGTTTCTAAATGGCTCTGCTGACAGGCAGGACTTCAAGAAGCCTCAGCTCGACGAAGATGAACTTCAACGGGCCGTGGACAACTATAATTGTGCCGTGTTCCGCAGATTAGAAAAGTTAGATACAGAGATCGAGCAGTACAAGAAGTTACTACCGGGAGAGGAGGTTGGTTATGCCCCCGTCCCCGTGTTACTTTCGCACCGTTCAGAGAGAAGAGTTCTTAATAGTTCTATAATAAACTCACTCTCTCGCTGTGCGCCTCGAGTCGGACCGGCCATTCGGTCTGAGCTTGCGCGTCTTAGCATAGAGAAGACTATTCGTTCCTAAAGGAAGAAGGCCTTCGCCCAGTCGGG